CAACGAACCGCAATAACCTTCTCCGACGGGAACTCATCTAATTCTTTTAACCAATTACAGAATTCGGGGACCCCGGTCTTTGGAACAACAGTCTTGACGGCGCCGACAGGGAGATCTCCGAACTCAACGTAATCGCCCCCCTTTTTGCAATAATCACTAGCCTGAGACGGTGTTCCCCTCGAAACCGCGTAATGTCCACGTTCTCCAATAGTTGTTCGTAATGCAGGACAGCGTTTTCGAGATAAGAAAATACAATATCCTTGGAGATGGGGAGTTCCGGAGTTTCCAACCTCATACCCAAAGACGAGATAACGCAAACCTGCGCCATCCAGATTTCCTCCGAGAGTGGTAAGTCGTTGAACATCTTCAGGAGTATAGTTATTATAAGTGAAGACCCAGCGGACACCTTGTTCGTTGAGTTGAGGAGGCATGATGAGATTGTGAGTGAGTGAGCAGAGAAAAAGAGCTAAAGGTAATAGTGGTTTAGCTCTTTCAAATACGTACGACTCCAAGTAGAGATCGTACTACGGGGCCCGGTACGCCCGGGGGGCTTGTAGGAATTAGTACTGGGTTGATCATACCCTGGCTGCCGCGGGTCGGGCTGGCTTGCTATCCGGCGTACCGCCTTCGCAGCATCTACAGCACAACTCAGTCGCTGCCCCGGCCTACGGCCTCCTCGCGCTCCTTCGCTGTTCTCATAAATTTCAAACATGCCTAAGTATAAACGGAAAACACGTTACGTCCGTCGTACCCGACGTAGAAAACGTACTAATCGTAAAGGTCAAAATGCCCTAGTCACCCAAAAACAACTTAAAACGGCCATCATGCGCAAGATGGAAAGTAAACGGAATACTGATTCTAACTACCGACTAACTAGTGAATCGGAGTTGGACTTTCTACGTAAAAACATAGTAGACCTTATAACACCCGGTGTAACGGATCAAGGACGGATCGGCAGTACCATATACCTAACCGGCGTTAATATTAAATATGTATATAGAACATCAATAGAACGCGGGCAGGAATCACCTGAAATAAGACCAGGTCCTATTACTATGCATCTATGGATCGTGGAACCAAAAAACGGTTTCTACAACCCCGATGAACAGTGGTACAAAGCATTCGCATCCGGCGCGGAAACCGCTTACGCACCGTTAGACGATACAACGATTAACGATGGCAGGCGCACCTTCAATAATGACATGATAAAAGTTCATGGTCACTACACGAAAACTTTACAAGTAGACTTCAGTCAACCAGTTAAACAAGCAACAGGACAGTTTAACGTACGATGGAAAAAACCACTAAAATGTGATTTTATGCAAAACACAACTGAAGGAAACGAACTAGGAACGTATTCCAAAAACATATTCTTCTATGCATATTTTTATTCAGGAGATATCAAAACATTAAGAGAAGTAACGTTGAACTATGATGCGTATATGGCAATAACAACTTATTATAAAGATTAAATATTGACTACGTTATAACGATCAACAGACATCTTATTCATATCAGGATGTTCATTACAGAAAACCACAACATGACACTTCGATCGCAAGATCTTCGTTTGACTCCAATACTTTGGAGAAAAGACAACACGATCCTTCAACTGTTCGAGAATGGTATACTGCATGAATTCCATTCCACCTCTAGGAACATTAAACAAAAATATAGACTTAGTTACATCAACAGCAAACGCTAAATCATCTCGCTTCCCGACTGATAACACTTGCACTTTCTCGTCCAACTTCGTAAGCATATAACGACAGAACCAAGACTTTCCAGTACCACCATCGTTATCAACATAAAACGAAACCTTTCTATCATCGGGCGTACCTTCCAATTCTCGATATAGATCGGTTTGCCAATCTCTCATATCATTCGTTTCCAAAATAAGCGCTGGACAGTGAAAGACAGCGAGATCAACCAACTTGGATTGATAACGCAACCATAGTGCCGGCCAACGAACCGCAATAACCTTCTCCGACGGGAACTCATCTAATTCTTTTAACCAATTACAGAATTCGGGGACCCCGGTCTTTGGAACAACAGTCTTGACGGCGCCGACAGGGAGATCTCCGA